TGCCTCTGACGCAAAGTACGGTTCGGGATTCCGTGCGCTCATGGTATACAATGGGGTCGACAGACGACCCCGACAAGGACGTGAAAACCATGGGTGGCGTACCTCCGAAGCCGGCCGATCAGCGAGCCAGGCGAAACAAGGACCCCATCGTGGGCCGGACCATCGCCATCACACCTGACCGTCAGCCGCCGCTGCCTCCGAAGATGCCGGATGGTGAGCAGTGGCCGCTGCAGACCAGGCGCTGGTGGAAGATGTGGCGCAACAGCCCGCTCTCGTCTGAGTTCATCGACGCCGACTGGACCTTCTTGCTCGACACGGCCGTGATCCACGGCAAACTGTGGAACGGAGACACCAGCGTGGCCGCTGAACTGCGATTGCGGGTGGCGAAGTTCGGCATGACCGCCGAGGACCGTGCCCGTCTGCGGATCACGTTCGCTGCAGCGGACAAGGCTGAATCCGATGGAGGCACGTCAAGCCATGGCAGTGCCCGCGAGCGCAGGTCTGGTCTGAAAGCCGTTGATTAGTCTGATGTTCATCGTGTTCCTGCTGGTAAGCCTGGCAGTCATCCTGTTCCTGGTCCACCTCGCACGCTGATGCCCTGGAAGCCAAGCGAACCAGGCGAGGTGCCGACCCTGGGCTGGATCGCCATCGACTGGATGACCGAATACCTGGCTCAGCCGGACCGGGGCGAGTACGAGCCGTTCGTGCCGTATCGCGAGCAAGAGGACTTCCTGCTCTGGTTTTACGAACTCGACCCCTGGACCGGCAAGCGCAAGCGCCGACGCGGCCTGCTGTCCCGTCCTCGTGGCTGGGGCAAGTCGCCGCTGCTCGGGGCCGTCTCGCTGCTTGAGGGCCTGGGGCCGGTCGTGCCGGCCGGCTGGGACTCAGCCGGCCAACCGGTGGCGAAGCCCTGGTCGGAGGTCCGGACCCCACGGATCGGTGTCCTGGCAGTCAGCGAAGATCAAACCTCGAACACCTGGGACCCCATGGTGGAGATGTGCGCCGGCCCGGTCCTGGACGCATATCCCGGCTTGGAGGCGCTCGACACCCAAATCAACCTGGGCCGGGGTCGGATCGAGAAGGTCACCTCGTCCGCGAGGACGGTCAAGGGTGCACCGTTCGTGTTCGCCGTGATGGACCAGACCGAAGAGTGGGTCAAGGGCAACGGTGGCCACAACCTGTTCGAGAAGGTCAAGAACAACACGGCCAAGGTTGGCGGGTCGTTCATCGAGTCGCCAAACGCCTATATCCCCGGCGAGGACTCGGTGGCTGAGCGATCGGCCGCGTACGGCCAGGCGATCAAAGATAAGCGGGTCCGAGACGACGGGTTGTACTACGACCACCGCGAAGCGCCGGCAGACACCGACCTGACCGACCGCGACTCGCTGCTGGCCGGCCTGAGGGTGGCGTACGGTGACGCGTCGGGCCATCCGGACGGGTGCGTCATCCACGACCCGCCATGCAAGCCTGGGCATGTAAACCTGGATATCCTCGTCGCGACGATCTGGGACCCAACCTCGGACGAGCAGGAGTCGCGCTCGGACTTCCTGAACCAAATCACCCACGCGAGTGACGCCTTCCTGAGCCGGCCGGAGTGGGTGGCGTGTGCGAACGTCCTGGCGTCCGTCTCGGATCGGGAGGTGGTCACCCTGGGGTTTGACGGCTCACGTGGACGGGCCAAGGGCAAGCCCGACGCCACCGCGTTGATCGGGTGCCGGGTCGAGGACGGGCACCTGTTCGAGATTGGGGTCTGGGAGGCCAGGGACGACAAGCGTGGCGAGTGGCCGACCTGGCAGCCACCCATGGACGAGATTGAAGCGGCCGTCAAACACGCGTTCGAGGCTTACGAGGTGGTCGGGTTCTACGCCGATCCCGCCAAGGACTGGCGCTCGCATATCGACGCCTGGGAGGCCAAGTACTACAACAAGAAGATCAAAGTGAAGGCTAGCCAGACCCATCCTTTCGAGTGGTGGATGACCGGTGGCCGGTCCGGCCTGATCCAGCGGGCCGTCGAACAGTTCGCCGGGGCCGTCCAGAACAAGGACCTGACTCACGACGGCTCGTCTGCGCTGACCCGGCACGTCCTCAACAGCCGGCGTCGAGTTCGGCACGGTAAACTGGGCCTTGGTAAGGAGTCGGACTACTCACCAAGAAAGATCGACGCCGCGATCGCAGCCATCCTGGCCTGGCAGGCCCGCTTGGATGCAGTCGCATCGGGAGTACTGAACCAGCAACGCGGCCGTGTGGTCCGTCGCCTACGATGACCAGGAGGACCACGTGATCGACACAGACACCTACCAGTCACCCGGCTGGTGGTTGAAGGTCCTGGCCAAGCAACTGCAGGATCGTCGCGCCGGCCGTGATGGTGGGGTCGTCTGGAACCGCCGACAGATCCAGTCGGTCCAGGTCCGGCCAGGTTTGGATCTGCTCGATGACTATCTGCGAGGCGACCCACCGCTGCGCGACGACATTCACTCGGGCTGGTCGACGCAGATGCGCCAGTTCGTGCGGATGGGCCGGCTGAACATCGCGGATCTGTTGGTCACCAGCGTGTCGAACCGCCTGAATCTGCGCGACTTCAAGACGGCCAACCCCGACGAGGAAGACCGCTACGGCGACGCCTACGCCAGGGACCTCATGCGGGTCAACGGCATGGCCACCGTGGCCAGAGACGTCCACGAGACGATGCTGGGCCTGGGCGACTCGTACGTGATCGTCACGCCACCGGACGAGACTCGCGACTGGCCTGTCGCGACCGCCGAGGAACCGCAACAGGTGATCACGGCCCACGACTCGACTACCGGGCGCACGCTGGCCGCACTCAAACTGTTCCGGGACGAGTGGGACGAGGCCGACTACGCCTACGTGTTCGTCGGAGGCGAGGTCCACAAGGCCATTAAGGCCGGCCCGTCCTCGGTGAGCAACGGTCGACCGTTCCGGATGACCCGCACCTGGGAGTGGGACGGTGAACCGCAACTGGTGCCGGGTGGTATCGACGTTCCGGTGTTCCGATTCCGCAACCGGAAAGGGATCGGAGAGTTCGAACACCACCTCGACGCGCTGGACCGGATCAACGACAAGATCTTCAACGAGTGGTGGATCGGCAAGATCCAGGCTTTCAGGCAGCGAGCAGTCAAGAACCTGCCCGAAGAGGACTCGCAAGGCAACGAAATCGACTACCAGGACATGTTCACGGTGTCACCGGACGTCATGTGGCAGGTTCCGGATGGGGTCGAGTTCTGGGAGAGCCAACCCATTGACCTCGGACCGGTCATCAACAGCATCCAGAAGGACCTGGAACGGCTCGCAGCCGTCACCAGCCGGCCGCTGCACACCATCAGCCCCGACGCAGCGGCCACCGGGTCCGCTGAGGGTGCTGCTTTGATGAAGGAACAGCACCTGTACCAGGTCGAGGACCGTCTGGACAGGGTTCGGCAGCGCTGGGCAGAGGTGGCGGGGTGCATGTTTGCCTTCGACGGCCGTGAGGACCTGGCCGATCCGCGTTCGATTGAGGCTCTGTTCGGTCCGGTGGAGCGGTTCAGCCTCGCAGAGAAGACGAATGCCGTCTCACAGGTCGGAGACAAACTGCCGGTGGAGGCGATATGGGTCGATATCCTGCAGTACCCGCCATCGAAGGTCGAGGAACTGCATGGAATGATGGCTCGTGAGCCGGCCGACCCCTTGACGTCTTTGGGATCGATCTTGGATCGCCAGGCGACCGGTCTACCAACAACAGCGGCCGACGCGGCTGCCACAGTGACGCCACCGGCACCGCCTGTGACGCCGCCTGCGTTCGGTGGCTAGGTCAGCCGCTGCCACCAAGCAGCACCAAGCCCGCATTGTCCAACTGCGAGCGCTCACGTACACGAACCTGGCCGCGTTGTGGACGCTCATGGACCAGCAAGAACTCGACCGGGCTTATCCAGCATTTGAAGCCGCTGCGTATCGACTGGTTCAGGACCACCGGGCGCTCGCTGTTCGACTCGCGGCCGAGTACTATCAGACCATCAGGGGTCAAGCGGCCGTTCGGGTGCCGATGCCCACCATCCCGGTGCCGGCGCTGAACCCGGCCCCGGTCCTGACCAGTCTCCGGTTCAACTCGGTGGTGTCAGTCAAGATGGCTATCGGCAGAGGACGCGAACCGAACCAGGCGATGAAAGTCGGTCTGGTTCGGACCATGGGCGCAGCCGACAAGTACATCAACGACGGGGCACGCGAGTGGATCCGCGTTGCCACTATCGATGACCCTGCAGCCCTGGGCTGGCGTCGAGTGACCCTGGGCACGTGCGACTTCTGCCGGCAGAAGGCCACATCGTACGGGACACAGAGCGGGTCGGCCCCGTTTCCTCGACACGACCACTGTGGATGCCAGCCGGAGCCACAGTTCGACTCGTCGGTTACGCCACCGCCTGCGCCGGCCGTGGGCGACGACGCATTGGAGACGGTGATCGCAGACACGCAACGGGCGACATTCACTGAGGGCGAGTTGGCTGCGCTGCAAGGGTACATCCAAGGGTCTGCGACCACGAACGCCATGCTTCGAGCCGGCGACGAACTGCCACCGTTGTATGCTCGCCGGGTGGACCGGATCGACTCAGCCATCGAGAAGGTTTCGCTGTCTCAACCGGTGAACGTCTATCGCGGGGTCGAGGCCGACAAGGTGGTCATCGGCAAGGTCGGCACCACTATCTCTGATCCGGCCTACGTGTCGACCAGCGCCAGTTCGCAGATAGCGGCGAGTTTCCGGTCAGTCGGCGCAGATCACGTGCTGTTCGAATACCGGCTGCAGCCTGGCCAACATGCGCTCGCCATGGATGCGATTGACGAGGACGGACCGGGCAGCGAGCAGGAGGTCCTGCTGGCACGGGGCCAGAGGTTCATGGTCGTCGAGGATTC